GAAGCAGACCAGAAAGCGATCTGGAAAATGGTGGCAAAAGGGTGGACAGTCAAAAAAGCACTGCGATACATCAAAGAAGACATGGACAACGATAGCACAATCAAAGATCTGGTGCTCAGAGCGATGGACACGCCAGAAAAAAACCATTTTACATGCGTGGTCGCAGGCTGGGAAATCAGCGCAACGAAAATCTAAACAATCCCTCCAAACAACTAGCTCCGGCTCCCTTTAACTTACATGACAATAATGCCAATGGGAACATGGTTGCTCCCAAAGCGGGGGAGTCGGAGCGCTTATTCTAATGGCTTTCAAATTTGATCTGAGAGATTACCAGAAAGAATTCTGTCGAAAAACATACGACAGCTTATACAAAAGTGGTCTAGACAAGCCGGCATTTAACACAGCGCTCAGCGTAGCAGCCACCGGAGCAGGAAAGACTATAATGGCAGCAGCGCTGGCATACACAGTCGTAAGGCATCGCAACCAGAGGGTTCTATTCCTAGCCGATACAGACGAACTGGTCGAGCAAGCCCGGGACAAGATGGTGGATGCGGGAGGCATCATCCCGGACATCGAGAAAGCGCACCTAAACGCATCTCGAGACGCAAAGATCGTGGTGGGAAGCATCCAAACCCTAGCCAAAAAGAAGAGGCTCGAAACTTGGGATAGCGGTCACTTTGGATTGGTGATCGCAGACGAAGCGCATCTAAGCATGGCAAAAAGCTGGCAGAGAGTGCTTAACCATTTCCTAGACGGCGGAGCAAAGGTCGTGGGGATCACAGCAACCCCAGAGAGAGGTGACGGAAAGAACCTCATGAAATTCTACGATTCGATCCCTTACGAAATATCGCTTTTCAACCTAATCGAGAAAGGACACCTAGCACCGATCACAGTGTGCAGCATTCCGCTCGAAGTAGACACCACGAAGATCAACGCAAAAACCCGGGGAGAACTTGATGGTGAAGACGTAGACCACGCGATCAGCCCTTATCTGGATGCGATCATAGACGAATGGCAAGAGCAAGCATCAGACAAGAAAACGCTGGTGTTTCACCCAAGCATCAGAATGAGCAAGGAATTCGATAAGAAACTGCAAGAGCGGGGGATATTAAGCCGTCACATAGACGGCACGAGCAAAGACAGGAGGCGCATCCTCGCAGATTACCAGAGCTCAAAATTCAAGATCCTAAATAACGCACAGCTTCTGACCAAAGGCTACGATTGCCCAGACATCGAGTGCATAATCATCCTCAGACCAACCAAGAGCCGAGTGGCATACCAGCAAATGGTCGGCAGGGGGACACGAAACGCACCGGGGAAGAAAGACTGCCTACTTTTGGATTTCCTGTATCAATTTGAAGACCTAGGGGCGGTGCGACCGGCGGCACTGGCAGCGAGAGGCGATGAGCTCGAGGCCGCGATGCAAGAGAAGATTAATAAAAGCGCAGGAAATAGGCAAGGAAAGCTCAACCTACAAGACATCATGAGCGAGTGCGAGGTGGCGATGAAGAAAAGCCTGCTCGATCGATTCCAACAAAAAGCCAGCAAGAATGCCAAAACATACGATGCGATGATCATGGCGGGGATTCTAGACCAGCCAGAACTGCTCGAATACAAGCCACGCACTAAGTGGGAAAGCGAAATGCCAAGCGAAGCACAACTCGAAACCTTGGAAAGAATAGGCATCAACCCGCTCACAGTAAAATCCAAGGGGCACGCATCAACGATAATCGCAAGCATCAAAGAGCGCCGGCACAAGAATCTAGCGACACCAAAACAGGTTGCCTTTTTACAGCAAAGAGGGGTAAGCAACGCACAAAACATGACCTTTGTGGATGCCAGCGACAAGATAAGAGCGATCACCGGTGGATTTGGCAGGAGAAAGACAGCGTAGAGCGATGAGGCGCAGGAGACGCAAAACGTGGGGAACAAAGCCACAAGCCAGAGCAAAGCGCTCAGCGAGCAAAATAACGCCAACCGGGCAGGCAAACGAAGACATCCATAACAGGCTCACAGAGCGTCACTTTTTAGACATTCTGATCAAGGAAGCGATGTGCGCTAAGAAAACAGGGATAGACGCAGGAGTCACCCGGCGCAGGCTAGACTACTGGGCGATTTCAATAAGCTGGCGAAACCCAGAATACATAGGATACGAAGTAAAGTGCAGCCGGGCCGACTTTCTGGCAGACCAGAAGACCCACCACTACGAAGGGCAATGCAGCAAATTCATCTGGGTAACAGCCCCGGGAGTGGTCAAAGACGAAAGCGAGATCCCAGAGGGACACGGATGGCAGGAGCTCAGCGATACAGGCAAGTCGTTAATAACGAGAAAGAAAGCGCCTATTCATAGCCCAAATGAAATTCAGCTATTTAATGCGATGAAGAGCTGCATGATTCGGCATCTCAAGCCCTTCGCACCGGAGCAATAAAAAGCGCCCTGCCCTGCACATTATAACGAGAACCAACACGAAACAAAACAGGGACAGGACGCAACTAGGTGTCTTATAACAGACAGAAACAAGCTGCCATTATAGGCACACAAAGCAAGTCATTCACTTCTTTTCACAATAGAGCTTGCAAAGGGGGCGTTTGCGTTCCATGATGCACCCGTCATGAAAACCAAACACCAAGAAATAATAAAGGAGCAGATCCAAAACATCTACGGAGACGCTATCGAAAAGCACGGACTAAACATGGGGGGAGAAACAATCTACTCAGACATCCACGAGATCCGGACAGAAAAGCCAATCCATAAGCTGATCTTTGAAGACGAATACATGATGGACATACTAGCCGGGAACATCCCGAGCAGCATATACGATGAGATCGAAAAAGAGATCAACGCCCTAGGATTTGTAATCACCGATACGGACGGCACAATTCTGCACCTTGAAGACCACAACTGGACACCAATCACACAAGGCTAAATTCAAACAGTCGCTTTAAAAAAAGACCAACATAAGGTGTCCCCCTCCGGGGGGGGTGCTTTAACCCAGAAAAATGGACAGAATAATCAAACGATACGAGATCGATGAGCAAGGAAACAAAATCGGATGCAACATCATGCGATGCGAATGCGGAGCTAAGATCGAACTATGGTCTTCATGGGCAAACGACTGCCCTAAATGCCACAGGGAATACAACGGCGGTGGAGATTTACTCGCACCCAGAGAGCAGTGGGGAGAAGAAACAGGGGAAACCTTCTAAAACTATTTTCACATTCCTTCACAATACATCTTGCAAAAAGGGGCGTTTACGTCCCATGATGTCACCACAACCAACCAACAAACCAACCAACACGAAACAATGGAACACCAAATCGAAGTAACCAAAGAAGCAGCATGGGCACTAATCGGAAACGATGAAAAGACATGGCACGCATTCGCAACAAACGAAGACTACGAAGTCACAACATACATAGCCAAGGGAGTGAGGATCGAGGCGGTCTGCTGCTTTCACTCAGCAGTGACGCAATACTTCATCCAAGACATCAACGCATAACCAACCCAAGACAATGACAATATACGAAGCACAAGAGCACCACAGCCGGGTAGAAGCCATGCAAGAAAGGCAATGGGGACAGAGAGCAGGCAGAGACAACGCACGCCACACAGAAGAAGACGAGCAAGCCGTAAAACAATGGTGGAAAGAGATGAAAGCCAAGGGATACATAGACTTTGACATCGAATAACACGAAAAACACACCCAAATGGAAACACAAACAAAAGCACAACTAGCAGCCGTAGCATACCTAATAAAGACCCAGAACATTGATGCAACCGAGATCAGACGACTTCTGAAGCGCATAATCAAAGAGGGATAGCCTGCACCACCTGCACACACACGAGGGAAAAGCAGAAAAAGGGACGCAAGCGAACCTACACAGACCGCCGGGGATACAAGCCCGGCGGTTTTATCTTGTAAAGGGGACGTAGGCGGGACATTTTAAACAGCATGGAGCAAGCGACTATCCAAATGATACCGATAACGAGCATTCAGCCGGCGAAATACAATCCGCGCAGGAAGCTTAAAAAGACGGACAAGGAATACGAAGACATAAAAGCAAGCATGGACACCTTCGGACTGGTTCAGCCATTGGTGTGGAACAAAACAAGCGGCAATCTGGTAGGTGGGCATCAGAGGCTCAACATAATGAAGAAGGAGCAGCCCGAGACAGAAAAGGTGCAGTGCGCAGTGGTCGAGCTTGATGACCTAGAAGAGAAGAGGCTCAACATAATCCTAAACAAGCAGGGCGAAGAGCTCTGGAGCGCCGGCAAGCTGGCATCGCTGGTAAGTGAATTATCAGATCAATGTGCAGACATCTGGAGCCTTGGATTCACCGAGGGAGAAATTGACGAGATCCTCAAGAAAGGAAAACCGAAGGCAGAGAGGGACAAAGACGATGCTCCAGCACCACCGGAGAATGCCACGACTACCGAGGGCGATCTTTACGATTTTGCTGATGAGGCAGGCATCCTCACGCACAGGCTGATCTGCGGAGACAGCACCAAGCCAGCCACATGGGAGGCGTTGTTTAAAGACAAAGACCCCGCATCCCTTCTTTTCACAGATCCGCCATACGGCGTAAGCTACAAGAGCCAAAGCAAGAGTGACAAGATGCAACGGCAAGACCTAGAAAACGACACGCTACGCCACGAAGAGCTCCGGGAGTTTCTGCAAGACGTTTTCGACTGCGCTGCTGGGCACGTAACGCAAGATGCGGCGAGCTACGTGTTCTACGCATCGAGATGCCACATTCCATTTGAACTCGCCCTAGAGGGCGCAGGGTGGGAAATAAAGCAACAGCTTATCTGGGCGAAGCAAATGGTTCTAGGCAGGAGCGACTTTCACTGGGCACACGAGCCGATCCTTTATTGTCAGAGAGCAGCAGGCAAGGCAGCGTTCCACGGAGACAGGGCAAACACGACCCTATGGCAAGAGCTCAGCGTGCACGAACTCAAGAAAGCGGTAGGATCGGATGAAGGAACCGTTTGGTTTGAGAAACGAGATCCCCCAAGCAGCTACATACATCCAACCCAAAAGCCGACATCGCTGGTGGAGAGGGCAATCAAACTCAGCACCACACACGGAGAGACGCTATGCGACCCCTTCGCCGGCAGCGGAAGCACCCTCATAGGCGCAGAGCTAAGCCAAAGAAGCAGCATGAGCATCGAACTCGATCCTAAGTTTGCAGACGCAATCGTAGCGAGATATCTGGGAGTGTTCGGGGAAGACAGAATCGTAACCAAAAACGGAAAGCAGATCGAAACCAACAAATACACGAGGCTATTATGAAGAAGAAGCTAACCACAGAAGTGATCGAGAGCATATGCGCCTCAATCCGAGCAGGATCATACATCGGAGCAGCCTGCGGTCGTGCCCGAGTCAGCAAGCGCTCATTCTACGACTGGAAGAAACGAGGCATAGAGGAAAGAGAAGAGGGCAGGAACACCTTATACGTCAAATTCTTAGACGCAGTAGAGCACGCAGAAGCAGATAACGAAGTGATGCTGGTAGGCGCAATCATTAAAAACGATGATTGGCGAGCCAAGATGGAGATCCTCAAGCGGCGATACCCAGACCGGTGGGGAGACAAAAACAAATACGAGCACACCGGGGCAAACGGGGAACCTCTGCCAGCCGCAACCATCCCACCGATCACGATAATCCACAAGAGGGATGACGAAGTGCCACAATTTATTGACGAAACAGGCGAATAAACGCCCAAAAAGGTAGTCAGATGTAGTCAGATGTAGTCAGAAGAATCAGAAAGAATCGCAAAACAGGCAAAAGTATCGGGAAGTAGTCAGAAGAATCGGGAAGTAGTCAGAAGAATCGCAAAGAATCAGAAAGAATCGGATGCCCAAACAAGGAATCGAGCTATACCTACAGCCCAAACAGGAGGCAGCAATTAACAGCCCCGCGCAAGAGACGCTATACGGGGGCGCAGCCGGCGGAGGCAAAAGCTGGCTACTCCGGGCAGCTGGCATCCTTTGGTGTTTACAAGTGCCGAAGCTGCAAGTTTACCTTTTCCGCAGGACTTACCCGGAACTGGTATACAACCATCTGCAAGGATCGGGCAGCTTCCGAGACATGATCGCACCCATAGCCGAAGACGGACACGCCAAAATCGTAGGCAAAGAGGTGAGATTTGCAAACGGGAGCAGAATCAACCTTTGTCACCTTGCAACCGCAAACGACCTCATGAAATACCAAGGGGCGGAGATCCACGTTTTGCTATTAGACGAGGCTACCCACTTCACAGAAGAGGAATACCGCTACTTAAGGGCACGGATGCGGATCGGCACGCTTCAAGTGCCCGAAGAGCTAAACCTATCATTTCCCCGGGCGATCCTTGGCACAAACCCCGGGGGCGTAGGACATCACTGGTGCAAGAATGGATTCGTGGATCAAGGCGAATTCGTGGTGAAGCGAGCAAGCCGTGAAGAGGGCGGCATGACCCGGGTATTCGTGCCGGCGAAGCTTGAAGACAACTTTGCAATGAATGAAAACGATCCAGACTACGAGCAGCGGCTGGAGGGACTGGGCGATAAAGAGCTGATCCGGGCGCTCCGGGACGGAGACTGGGAAGTGATAGCCGGGGCGATGTATGGAGCTACATGGCGCAAGGAAAGGCACATTTGTAAGCCGTTTGACATCCCGATCGACTGGGACGTATGGGTAGGGGCGGATGACGGATACGCAGCGCCGGCAGCGATGTATTGGGTAACACAGAACCCGGTCACCAAAACCTACTACGTGATAGACGAGCTATATGCCGAAGGGATGCTGCCAAGGGAATACGCAGAGAGGGCGCTGGCGATAAACGACAGATTGCCACGCTGTGACCACGAGGGAGAGCCGGTGAGGCACGAAGAGCCGATAGTGGGCAACATGGACAGCGGGGCATTTGCCAACATAGGCAGCGCAGAAGCGAGCGGGAAAGAGGCAATCCCCCGAGGGAAGCAATTGCAAGCATTGGGGCTCAAGCTCAAGAGCGTGGAGAAATGGGCAGGATCACGAGTGCACCGGGCGCAGCTTTTACACTTGCTGCTTTCACCAAACAGCCAAGATCCCGAGGGCAAGCCCGGCATCATCTTCTTCGAGAACTGCCAGCACGCAACCAGAACCATCCCGGCGCTTGGGCGCAGCCCGACAAACCCGGAAGACGTAGACACCCACCACGAAGATCACGCATACGATGCGATCACATATGCGCTCCAATGGAAGAAACGAAGATCCGGTAAGGTGAAAATGATGGGCGTGTAAGCAGCGGTAAATAAGGGGAAACGCTTTATTTTCAAAGTATTTCACAATAGAGCTTGCAAAAGGGACGCTGACGACCCATTATTCACCCGTCATGAAAAACAACTACGCAACCAACACAAGCCAAGATCGCAAAATCAAAGTCAAATTCAGCTGCCAGTACTGGGAATGGTATGGAAACGATGACTACACGCAAGGGCGCTACAAGCCCAAAGGCGGCATGGACTTCATCGTAAACGTGAGCGAAATCGACTACATGTATAAAGAGGAAGAGCTCAAAGCAGCTTTTGACGACAAATACAACGTGGACGGAGAATACACCAAATACGAGGTCAAGAGCCTAGAGGTTTACTACCCACCAACTGAGCTAGGCACGCTCGAGATCGAAGACTACGACCCCGATGCAGAGACACCGGAAGAAAGAGGCAACAGAATGATCGCCGAAGGATAATCACCAAGCCCCCCTCACCGGGGGCGCAACCCAAACCAAAACCAACACGAAACATGGAAACGATAAACAAAACGCACAACAGATGGAAGATCGAAGCCGAGCATGATGGCGAGAAATACCACCTATACATCGAATCGCCCTGCGGGGATTATTATTCATCGCTTGCCCTAGCCGAAGACACCGGCTGCGTGGAAGACTCGCAGTTGAGGACAAGGAAAGTCCCGATGGCGGTGCTCAACGCAGCCCAGAAGCTCGATGACGAACTATACGAGAAAAGCAAATCACCCACAAACTAGAAACCAACACGAACATGGAAACCATAACCGAAAAGCAGACAGAAATCTCCACGGAGATCCACAACCAGATCCCACATGACATCTTCGCAATCGTCAACGGGCACATATACACAAATGCCGAAATCAAGACCCAGCACAACCTCGAGGTTTTAGACGAAATCATCGAAGACCTAATGCAACTGAGGGAGACGCTGCCACACATAGACGAACTCGAGCCAATCACAGCAACCAAATGAAAACCATAGCACTGATCCTAATACTGAGCACCGCAGCATTGCACGCACAGAGCACAATCATCACCGCCGGCAGACCGGATGCCTTCGGGCGCACAGTCAGCACCGTATACGATTCTAAAGGGCGCATGGTAGGCACGGCATACACAAGCAAGCCCGACTACTTCGGACGCACCAAAACCACGCTAGTGGGCAAAAAAGGCAAAGTCAAAGGCAGCGGAATCACTACCAAGCCCGACAGCTTCGGCAGGCGCATGACCAGATGGCTCAATAAGAAAAAATAGATGGAAACGGAATACGTAAACAGAGACAGACCTTGCGACTTGATATACAGCCAAGACGAAGAGGGGTGGTATTGGCAAAGGCAATTCGGAGATTGGAAAGTCTCATGGCTTTATGACACCGCCGGCGAAGCAGTCGAGGCGATGAACAAAAACGAAGTAGAATGGATAGAAGCAGGAGCATGAAATTACAAAGAATACCTTTCTCAAAGGAAGAGATAGCCAAAATGGCGTGGAACGCAGCGCACGACAAACGAAACTCCCCGGAGCTTCCGAAAAACATGAGCATAGATTGCACCCCGGAAAACACACAAATCTGGGAAAGGAACTACACGCTATACCAACTCGAGTCCGAAAAGCAAAAAGGAGGCCCGGAATAATGAGCAAGGTAAACATGCATACAGGCAACTGCCTCGACATCCTGCCAACAATGGAAGCTGGAAGCGTTAATTGCTGCGTGACATCACCGCCCTATTTTGGCTTGCGTGACTACGGCAATGACGAGCAGATCGGACTAGAGGAAACGCCAGAGGCATTCGTTGAGAGTCTGGTCAAGGTGTTCCGTGAGGTGAAGCGGGTGCTTGCAGATGACGGCACGCT